CGATGTTATACGGTGGGCTGGTAACTATCAGATCAATGCAGTTTTCTGGCATCGTCTGCATCAAATCCAAGCAGTCGCCGTGGATGATTTTGTTTAGAAAGTCCTCTGGGTACTTCATTCTTGTAAACCTCGTTAAGTAACAGCGATATCAAAGTCTATACTGATGATATCGCTCGACGTAATTGCCGTGAGTAATGTAAATGTACCAGTAAGATGATCAGGTGTAAAGCGATTGGCAGTCCAAGAAGTAACATCACTGTTTGGAACATAAACATTGTACACAGAATTTAATCTGACGCCATTGATGTAAACACGAAGAGTGTCTTCCATGTAAGGAGTAGAAGGCATGTTTACTTGGTAATTCTGGTAATCTGAGGTAATTGGATCAAGATCGTAATAATGTCTATGAGCAAAAGCAATAGAAAATTTAATTTCTGGCTTTACTGAATTAGGACCTTCAAATGTCCAACTTATTGAATCTGACTCAATCAAATCAAGTGTGTTGATGCCATCGCCAAATGTATAAACTAATGAAGGAGTGTTAACATTGACAACAATATTGTTAGCTTCATCTGCAACAAGAGATAATTTATCACGCTCAGCCTCAAGCATTCTTACAAAAGGAACTGGATTAACAACTCCAATATAGCCTAAAGCATTATAATCTGACAATTCTGCGCCACTAACTGTCTTGCTTCCATCTTCATGTTCAGCAATGTTGTGTAAAGTTTGATCGACCGCTGTTGTTTTAAGATTTCCATCTTGCTCAACAGACTGGTTAAGCCTGTTTGCAAGTGTTCCAACAGTACCAGAGCAATTTCTCAGAATCTCAGAATGTGTGTCAACAACACCATTGATAAGTTCATCTCTATCCGAAAGCGTTTTTAACGGAAGATTGTCATATTCCCAATGATAAGGCTGTGTGGCATTATATTGTGGAACTGGAAGTGCATTTAAGTCGGGCATTTTTTCTCCTACGATTAGATAAAGCTTAGAGTCCAGTTCCAGATAATACTCATTTGATCAGTTTTCGTTAAATCTGGAAAAGTCACCATACTGTACAAGTTGCCATTAGCCATTTGTAAGGCCATCTCATTTAGAGTTTGACCTACAGCATCGCTTGTAGTGAGCACTGATGTGATAATTACTTGTGATGGGATATTTGGGTCAACGGCAGAAATAACGGGCTTAGATGACACTGGAGAGCCACTAAAAAGACCGTTCCTGCCTGCATCAACATATTTAACTGTGCCACCGGCTGTTCCGCCAGTTCCGAAGATCATGCGATTAATATAAAAATCATAGCTTCCTGAAAATCTATTGGCTAATGAAGCAGCTAATGCTTCACGACCTTTATAAAGAACAGTATTTGGAAACTCGATAATTTTCTTTTCCCCATTATTGTAGCTGATTATCATTTGAACATCGCCACGGGTCTTAATGCTATTGTTGAATGATGTCATAATTTTCCTTCTTCCTTCGATCCGTTCGTGTATTCTATTTTATAAGAGATTGACTCGTTTTGTTTTATAAACTCTATTGGCATTCCATTATTTTCATCAGTACTCAATGATTTAACAATAGTATTGTTTAATTCATTAGTACCAACAACATTAGGACTTCCAGACCTATCGATCTTTTGGAATGTGTGAGTTGGCAAATCATATTGTTGACCGGGAATAGTTGCTCCTTTGCTTTCATATTTATATATGTTTATGACAGCAGGTGTTCCTCCCGCTCCTAATGTAGTCCAATAAAAATCACGACCATAAAGATTGATTGTTGTGCTTCCAGCAGGACTATTTCCATTAATTCCAGCAATCCAATAATCTTCACCGTTAACTTCCACAAGGAAATTTTCTTTGAACTGATTTACAACAGGATCTGTATATGGCAAAATATTGTTTGCACCATTTTGAATTCCAAGACTAGTCTCATAATCAACACCAGATATTAAAATGTTTTGACCACGATGAGTCATATAACCAACCACATTATCAATAATTCTTTGATTTATGATAAGGTTTGTTCCAGCAATTGCTCCTCTAGTATAATTTGCAATGTAAAATTGATCATCAGTTCCATCTATAAGACTTATTATTTCATAGTCAACTGAAGAAACAGTCTGATAGAAATTAGAAGTTCTGACCATACTACTAATCGGCAGTAACGAAGGATTCAATACAGTTGTTCTTCCTCTGTTTGTTATTGTCAAAGATCCTAAAGTACCACTTGAAACAGGTGTTGCGCCATCGTAAATGGTATAGCTCAACCCCGATATTGAAGACAAAGGAAAACTACTATCGTATTCTAAAATTAAATTCCCATTAGAATCAACATTTAGAATTGTATAATTGGAAACACTATATGCAGGAATAGAAATTTCCCATGCCGCCAAAGATGTTCCTTGATTTACATCAAATTGGGACTGAACTCCTATTTCACCAAAGTTCTTGGTTGCATCTCCAAATACCACAAGATCGTCTTGAACAATATCACAAAGAGAACCATAGTTGTAATTGTCAATCACTGGATTAAAAATTCTAAATGGAAAAGAACATGTACTAGCCGTTCCGTTATATGCAAAAAGATTATTGCATTCATTTATTGGTTCAAGAGGTTCAATATTAAAGAAAACAGTCCTGTTTTCAACACGATAAACTTGATATGATCCAGTATAAGATCCATCGAGAATTTGTATTACAGCACTATGATCGTTCATAATTCCTAACCCGCCAAGTGGCGAAGATGGACAATAAACGACAATGTCTGAATTGTAAGCTGTTGCTGATACTCCAGATATAACTTGAGTCTTATCGGCCAGTTCATCACGGAATATGCATTCGCTGTTAGCAAGATTTTTAAGATTGCTTTTTCTCATAGTTCTATTGAAATAAGTTTGACCTTCTCCAGATATGCAATATTGTAGCTGACTATATTTTACAAGACACTCAATGCTTTCTTGAGGAGATGCAATGAATTCTTGTAGTCCACCATAAAAATTAACTGTATTCAAAACTGCATGAACTGGCATGTTTTCACTTAGAATTTCATAAAACTCATCAATTCTATCATTAGATAATTTGTCTATTTCTACATCAATATTATAACTGCTGCTCACACATGATAAACATGAATCTATGAACTTACGACCAATATCACAAGGAATCTTAGAATTCCTAATGCTACCGTTGTATTCTTCCATGTTATAAATATTTTCACTGTAAGGAAACTCAGTCCTTACTTGACCGAATACAAGGAATTCATGAAATGGATTGCGAGATGGAATTATAAGATTAAAAAGCATGTCATCTGGCTCAATTCCACGCACATTCCAATTTTTCAATGGATATATCTGACTACGTTCATCACGTTTGTCAATAAGAGTCAAAGTTCTCACATAATCTTCTAAACTTTGTTCTGTAGGATTAGGCACATTTGAGTATTGATATAAAATCTTTACAATGTCACCCGAAACAAGAGTGATTGGGTCAACCATCAAAGTATCACCAACCCATGTCATGGTTGTAATGCCATTTGTAGCACTAAAAGAAACATAGTTCTGAGTCAAAATTGTATATGTTTCAGAATCGTATAAGCGTAATGATATTTCAAAATTATCAAGATCAATTGGTTCAATTATAGTTTTCTCAAGATCCCAAGAAACAGTAGAACCATCATATTCAAATGCTTCTTGCCATGTATACTTAGAAATAACTTGCCAAAGCTGTTTGTAACTATAAAGTTTCATGCCAGCAAGCATGAAAGACTCATTCAGTCCTTTTCTTGTTCCTTTGCTCTTGTATTGAGAAACCGCTCTGATAATTTGACCACGCCATCTTGTTGGATCATCACTTTTAAGCTTCAAATTAAAAAAGTTTGAAAGATATGGCAACAAAGGTTCTGAAAGAACATTCGGGTCTTGAAGATCTACTATCTGATTTGCAAGATTTTCAAGTGTTGTAAATCCAAGAGCAACAGATTGATTAAACCTATCAATTACAGTTGGCGTAAGATCATCATCGGCAACTGTCGTCTTAAACATTTCTGGAGTATATTTTTCCAAAAGTGTTGTGTATTTGTCTGGATTTGTGAAATGAGTTGGTATACTAGTTGTTACTTTTGTATTGCCGGAAAGACTAAATCTAATGTGAGAAGAGAGAGTACTTCCGCCTACAAGTGGAGTCCATTTCCAACAAACAAAATAATCTCCTTCTCTAACTCCCTTTGGTTGCCAATAATATTCAAAAAGACCTATTGTTGTTTTATTATTTGAAACAACAGGATAAACTGAATTATTGCTGTTTTCTAAGGCTGTATACCATATACCGCTCGTGCCAGCAGTATAACTTACATTACTAAGATCAAAATCAACTGAAAAAGAACTGCTATTGATATATGTTATCTTATATTCGCCATCAATTGGCGGAACAGAGTTACTCGCATAAATGTTTATGATATCACCTGTTGACAAACCATGACTAGCAGATGTGATGACAGTTGGATTTGCCTTGCTTATTCCAGTAATAACATGGCCAGTAAACCATGCTGGATCTGTCGCTGTACCAATAATTTTTACAGGACTAGCTTCTGTAAAATAGAAAGAATTAGTGCTTACAACTATATCCGCATTTATTCTTGCGTTTTTTGCAATAGTAATGTTTTCAGATGTGGGATTTGAACAAGCAATAGCTTCGAGTTTATTGGCTAATTCAACTTTCTCAGGATTATAAAAATCCGCAAGATATTCACTTGTTTTTGGACTTGAAAAATCCCTTTCAACAAAATAAATGGTTAAATTATCGAATTTATACGGTAAAGCAGAAAAACACCCATTTGAATCAGGAGTGTAAAATGTAAATCTAACCGTATCAGTAATCGACGGATTATTATTGTAATCGACTGCCACCACATCGCTCCTTACTCAAATGTGAAAGTAATATTGATCACATCTGGTCTGATGATCTCAAAGAACCTTGAACTTACTATGTTGCCACCATTATTCGGATTATCAGTAGTAAAAGTAATATCAATATTTGTTATTTCTCTCAAATCTGACAATGTTTTTGTGATATCAATTTCTCTAAGCTGTTCTCCAAATTCCCAGTTGTTAATTGCAAAGAATTGATCAAGTCTTCTTCTTATCTTAACTCTGAATTCTTCTTCAAATTTTCTATAAAGTCTGTCCATCACAACATCAACACTTATATCTACAGCAATGATCGCTCCATTTCTTATGCAAATGAAATCAGTAATCATCTTTACAGTTTCAAGATATTTTTCCAAGGCAACTTTTAGATCAGAACTTGCTTCCTGTAAGCCATCTAATCCATTTCTCGCTAAAACATAAATATCAACAATATTACCAGAACATCCATGATTACGCAAAACAACAGTTGATTTTCCAATCAGACCTTGATATGGAGTCGCAAACTGATCTGTAAGCGTTTTATAATCAAGACCAGTCACAGCCCTGTTTTGAGATCTTGTCCATGCTGGCAATTTATTTCTAATGTCATCAATTGTATCGCCATCATAGCCATACTCACCTTTTGTGTAATTTCTTAACACCACAGGAATTCCATAAGGAATTCCTGCAATACTGATAATTGACTGCTTTTCAATTGTACCACTGACAATGTTTCCTATTGTCCCACCACCCTGACGATAAACAATTTGAATTACACTTCCTGAACTAGGAACAAGACCAGCTATGTTGTTCCCAAAAATAACGAAAGCTGTCCAAGTTGAGTCATACTCAATACGATACTCTCTTCTTGGCTGCGAATCAGTGAAATATGGAACTTGATTCCATTTAACCCCATCAACATAAACTCTTATTGAGTCAAATATGACAGGACTATTGGTAAGAGTGACTGTCTGACCTACAGCACCAGTTCCTGATGTGTTTATTGTTCTCGTTTTACCTTCAAGACCAATAACACTGGCATTTACAATGTTACCAGCTGGAATTATTATGTCTTCATCAAAAATAGGATTGTTATCAGCATCACATGGGTAAAGCTCAATCGTAATTGGTTTGCCTCCAGCATTTACCAAAATATCGAAAGGAGCAGGAATAGGAACGTCTTGAAGAATTGTATTATTTAGATTTGCAGTCCATAGTGATCTTGCAGCAATAGGAGGCTGTGGATCAAAACCAACTAATCTAGCAAGCCTAAATGCATTTTCTACTTCCGTCACAGTATCAATGAATATTTCATTTGCTATCTGATCCATTTTGAAAGACAAAGTATCAGCCAAAAATGACCAGTTTTCAATCAACATGACTGCAATAGAAGATTCAACAAAATCTGCAAAATCTGTGCTGAATTTTTGCCTGATATATTCAATCAGACGAGTCTTCATGCTCCAGAAATCTTGATTCGTATAGTTCAAATTGAAAATATTAGGCGTAGTAATCAGTTGCGACTGAGTATATGGCGTAATATCAAATGGACAGCTATTGTTTGTCGCCATTGATTCTCCTTTTATGATAGCGGAATTTCTAAAACCAACTGTTGTACTTCTTTAATATTTTGCGGATCAACAAAAATAATTTTTACTGACAAAATATGTTCTGCTTCTGATCCGTCATCATCATTATTGAGTGAGGAAGAATCTATTTGTGAAGTTACTTGTATACTTTTAATTGCAATTCTTGGCTCCCACTTTGCAATAGCATTGCTTATGACAGATCTAGCTTGATTTTGCAAAGTTACATCATTTTGCTCAAACAATAGTTTTTTTAATGGCGTGCCAAATTCTGGAATCATTACCCTTTCACCGGGATTAGTCAGCAAAAGACAAAGTAAATCAGATTTAATCTGACTAATTCCCGTTTGGGAATACCAATAACCCCTTGGAGTTTTTCTTGTCGGATAAGGTAAACCTTCAAAATACGCCATATTAACCTGCTGCTGGAGTTGGTGGTGGTGGATTCTTTGGAGGATCTTTGAAGAAAGGCTTCAATTGGAATATGCTCAAAACAGACGCATCTGGTGAACAACTTGCAAAAACACGATCACTTGCCCTAATTGCACCATCCTTCAAAACACAAATCGGAGCCAAACAAGCAGATTTCTCAGCTTGTTTCAATTTTTCTTCAGGAGTTCCCTCTGGAGGAGGACAGTCTCTACCAGCTAAAAGAAGTATCTTATCTTTAGCTATAAACAAATGACTTCTTTCTGTAACATTGATATAAGCATCTTTAGTATATACTAAGTTATACTTAGTAACATATTGAATTGAACTTGCTGGTTCTTTTTCTTCATCACCAACAACTGTAAGATGATTGTCAACAGTAATGCAAACATAATTTCCAGCAACTCTCAAGAAAACTAAACCGGAAGAATTACCCGGAGCATCTTGAAAAATCATTAAATTCGGCCCTTTTGTATTTTTTTTGTTAGGAGTGAAAATTTTAATGTTTTGAGTGTCAGAAGTATCACCCTGATTGTTATCATCATTAAAACTCATCTCAAGACCATAGCCAGTCCTTATCTTAACAAAAGCTTTCTTTGCCTTGGCTACAGGAACTCCACCCTCTACACGACATGGACCACATTGTTCATTACCCTCATCAGACATTTGAATAATGTGATTACTTGTGCTTTGAAGAATGATTCCTCTTCTTTCACCACCTGTGTTTGGAGGACATTCACTGCATTTTGGCTTAGATTCTGTGTGATCATTTAATTCAATTCTATTGCCACTCGCAGATTTAATGCGAATGAAATTATCCTCACCTCTTAGAGCATCATTTTCATCGCCTGCTTTTCCTTCGACATCACTCATTTCTATCTGATGTCCAGTAGCTGATTTCCAATAAGTTCTTCCAACATATTTATTATTACAACCAAAATCAAATTCTCTTTCCCATGTTGGAGAACCACTTGGCTCCTCCACGGAATCGTCCATCACAAATGTATGACCTGAAATTGAATGAAACTGAATTCCACTCTGAGGAAGATCTACAGAATTATTCTGCGGAGTAGGTGATCCTCGATAAGGACGACATTCCTGCCTATGCTTGAAATAAGGATTAGCACCAACTTGAGAAGGATAAGAATATGTTGTGCCGGGAGCTCCTGTTCGAGGATGACCACCAATGATTTTTTTATTGCTTTTCTTTTCTTCACATGCGTTTTCTTCCTTTTTCTTTCCAAACCTTGGTGATAGACTTGCAGTATTAGTGCTTTCTGCACCTCCTTCATCACAGCTTACGTCTCCATCCTGAACGATGCCTCCACAATCCACATTTGCCCATTGACCAGCATAATGCATATGATCATCTTTTAACATTATCCAGTTTCCACAACTGGACATAATTTCAAATCTTTTCCATTTTCTATTACACCTTGGGTCGCCATCGACCATCTTAATCATGTGTTTTTCTGGAGTCTTGAAGCCATATATGTTTGGATATGTAATTAACCTTTGAGCTTCTGGATTACTACTAAAGTCAACAGCTGATGTTAAATCAAAACCATTATAATTTTCAGTGTTCCAAGGAGGGAAAACTTGTGATCCATCATCGGGACCAACTAAATAACCTCTTCTTTTCCCTTCCCAAATTTTATAATATTCATCAATATTATAACCCCAAACATGCTTGCCGTCTGGACCACGATTGCGATGCCATGTTGTCCCGATATAATATGGAGCACTTCTATTACCATTCTCAAACATAATGCAAACTGTTGAACCAGCAGGAGGAACCCAAGTCATGCCACAATCATCAAAACCACCCATATTGCTCACTGCATTTGCCCAAGGCAATTGCTCAACTTTCATTTCAGGAGTGTGAAATAAAGGTGAATAAAATCTGATCCTGTTCTGCTTCCAAATGTCAACAGTGTCAATACACAAACCTGTATATAGACCATATTGCATTTGCGATTGATCAATAACTGTTCCGTTAGCTGTTATTTCACCTCTGACAACCTCACGCATGTCATAAATCATGCCTCCCATCTGGCTTTCGATTGTCTTTATTCGGTTTTCAACGGCTTTAAGTTGATTGCAAGTTACTAAACTCATTTTTTAACCTTTATTATATTGTGGTTGCGCCGGTAGCATCTACAAACTTTTGTTCAAGACTACCACAACCATTGCCGCCAAGAGTGGAAGAAAAATCAATGTCAATATTTGGTACTGGCAACTGTAGTTTTAATGTAGTTGTATAACTTCCATTTGAAATATTATGATTTATATTTCTAATAAGATATCTTTTATTACTCAACATTGTGTTACAATTTGAAGTTTGAAGCCAAGTCGCTCCTTCAGGATCGCCAAAATAGTAAGGATTTATAAATAAAATTGATATAGAAGACCCAACCAGCATTATTGGATCACCATAAAAAGGATCTCCTTGTATTTTCAAACTGGCTTCCCATCCACCTTTTCCTCCAGAACCGGGTCCACTTCTTTGCTCAGTTTCTGTGTTAGCTGAAAAAGCTTCATTCGCAGCATCCGCTTGATCATCTGGTGAACGGAAATTCAGGACATGTTGATCGATAAAAGGACTAGCCTGAGTACCAGTTAACTGAATATTATCTTGTGGTTTTAATAATGGAGCTTGACCACTAGAAGCACCACCATTTATACCACCCTTGCCGGGAATCATATTAGGAAGCCATTCAACAGATGGGCTAAACTCTATAACTGGAGAGCAGTTTCCTCCATTGACGACATATGTAGCAACGCTTCCTTTACAACATTCAGAATTTTTATCAAGAGGGTCTTCTTTAATTATTACTGAGTTTGAGCTAGAATCATATAAAATAAGAAGACCACGACCTGCTGCTGATGTAACTGTTGTAAGCCATTGCCTTGTGATAGCAAGCGCATTCATTTGATCCATTGGCCATGATGATTTTGGACCAGATTCTCCTTGATCAGAATTCTTGAATTCTAATTCTGATCCATCATCAATCTCATTGCCCTCATCATCAATAGTCCCTGCACTTCTGAATTGCACATCAGAAATTCCAGCATTTTCAACGAGAAGTTGCCTAATTGCTTCTTTAAGATCAACAGGTTGATCAGTGCTACCAATTGTTCCTGTTTGAGCAATATCTCCTGTGAAAGGAGAAGTTATAGTCAATTTTATTTTTATGTTACCACCAGCAAAACTAGTTTCTGCTTTTGTGAAAATTCCACGAATAACTTTGTTTCTTGTTGTTCTAAGAGTGTGTGGCTGTGGCATTCCAGTTCCTCCATTTTCTATTGGATTTGTAATAATCCATCCATAATCTATTTCTACGTTTTGAGTTTCTCCTTGTCTGTTTTTTACTGATTTGTTCAAGTTTCTGATAATTTCTTTATACATTACACCTCCATGATCAAGAATTTCCATGGAGACTCCAAATCCTGAACCGCCAACCTCACCTCCATATTCAAATGATAATATTGCAGCTAGATTATTAGTTGGTGCCGAATTGTTGCCAACAGTCAAAACAGTTTTCGTTTCTTCTCGAAGTGAACCAAATGCCATTTCCACATAAGGAGCATATACTGCTCCTTCAATTGGAGTTGACGGATTTGAACAAGAAAACTTTTTCAAGCAATCTTCATTAACACTACAAGGTTTAGGAGAGGCCATAATTATCCCATAATTGAATCGGGTAAACGAATATTCAAACCAGACTTGAATTCAAAAATATCTTTTATATTATTTGCTTCCATAATCTTCCACCAGTAGTCAACTGTTCCATAAGCCGACAATGATACCAAATCCGGCCTATACTCTCTTCCCGGTGGTATAACATAATATTTATCTCTACTTGTTCTAGGTATTACTGTTTTTTTATATGTTGGAAATGTTAAAAGTTTGTTTTCTGTGTAATAAATTACTGGAGATTCAGAATAACGACTTGACACTGGAACAAATCTTCTAGGATTTATATTTGTTGTTTCAATATAATTAGCCATAAAACTCCTTAAGCTTCTTAATTTCCTGTGTCCTTAAAAATTAAATTTGCTCCGGGCAAATTTGACTGATTGAAAATGACATCAAATGTCATGTCGATATCAAATTTATAAGGCAATAATGTTTCTTCATCCCATGGAACAGAAGTATCAAATTTAATTGAATAATTTTTCATTATGGCATTTAATGGACCAGAATGTGACAATAACTTGCCACATTGTATTTGACAAATTGGTGGTGGAGAATATGGAGCTCCACCTATACTACCATCTCCACCATCAATTGGATAAACAGCTGATTGAATTGCTCTTATGTAACTAAAAAGTAATTTTATATCTTCCTTTTTCGTGACCATATAATGAGCAGTCCAACTAATCGCTCTATTGTCTGAGTTATTATAGGTTTTGAATGGTGTGCTTCGACCAATTGCACTTTCATCACTATAACTTGCTGATTTACCATCGGAAATATCTGGTAAACTTTGCATCAATACTTTAATTTCAATTCCACCACTTCCTTGGATGTTTATATAACAGTCAGGAATAGCAATTAATTGACCATCTGGAAGAGTAGATCTCATTTATATTTTCCTTTCATCATGGTCCTTGAGGTCCTAAGTTTAGAGCTTGTCTACCCGGTCCACGACTTACTTGACCAGTTGTTGATCTAAAAAATTTAGGACTTTTACCTTTAACCTTATTGAGTCCAGTAGGAGCTTCACCGCATCCTTCTGATGGACTTGAACCGGAAGAGCTAGATTTCATCATGGTCATAAACTGTCTGAACATATCAACTAGTTCTTCTGTTAATTGAGTTTGTTTTTCAGAGGATTCTGATATATTACTCAATTCTTTTGAAGAAATTACACTTGAAGCAGGTTTATCACCAGCCTTTTTAGCAGCCACCTTAGATCCCATGTCAGTATTTGCAATCATTGGAGGTATCGACGAAGTATTAACTTCAACTTCAGGCTTAACAGTAGTTGATGCAGTGCCTCCAGCCGCAATGACTCCCTTTTGTGATACTTGGGCCAATGCTGCCAATTTGTCGATAGGAATGGCATTTATTGTGTTGAAATCTAGTCCTAGTTCTCCAATGCTTGCCATGGTTTCACTGACTTTAATCATGGATTCTTTGACCTTGTCGAGAACAGTAATTAAACCATCAAGCTGCTCAATAACCATATCAAGTTCTGACTTTTTAGGCATAAATTTCATAATAGGCCTAATTAAACCATAATTCAAACTATTGGCCATATTCATAAATGATTTTTGGAAGTAAGTCTGATCCCATCTTCCAAAAACAGCACTGAAAACTCCAGTTATAATTCCAAATTCACCAAATACAGCACCCATTCTTTTCATTGAATCGGAAGCAGCATAAACAACGTCTGCCAAACCATTAAGAGTTCCTACTACTTGTTTAAGTCCTTCTTCATCTGGCATTCTAGAAATAGGCTCTAATATTCCAACAATTAAACTATTTGCTATATTGCCAAAAATACTAGAAAAAATCATAGCGTTGAATCCAACAC